TTCCCTTCAAAGGACTAATCGGAGCAGGCGCTTTTGACTGCACAGCAACAGGCTTCTTCGCTGGTTCGGCAGTTTCCTGTTCAAACCTAGCCTCCAACTTCCCAATCTCTCGTAAGGCTTTAATAAGCGGCATTCCTGCCACTTTATTTGCGTATTCTGTGTTTGACGCTAGTTCATATAGGATTTGTGGGCCTACATCCGACTCCAAGATTGCGTCCCTAATTTCATTAGAAACCTGGACGTTACTTGATGTCACTAAATCGTCAAAATCAGGCAGGTTTGGCTTTGCTTTTTCTAGCTTTTCAGACCATAACTTTTGGATTTTGGCCTGTTCTTCCGCAGCTTTCCGCTCCGCTTCCTGCTTATCACGCTCATATAAAGCCTTTTCAGTCGACCACATTGCGAGTGCTTTCGCATACTCAATGGCATCGGTAAACTGATCCGCTCTTGGCTCATCTCCTACAGGATCGATTTCTTTAGGTTGGGTCGATACCGTTTCAAATTGCCGTAAACGCTCCTCTAGGGCTTCTTTTTCAGCTTGAGCTTTGGCAGCTTTATCTTCTGCCTCTTTTCTAGCCTTAGTAAGCTCAGAGAATCTTTTCTCGAGTTTAGGATTTTGTTTCCGTTCCTCTGTTGCTTTTGTCTCAGGTTCTGACGCTGGTTCACTCTCACCTTGAGCTTGCTCAATCGGCTCTGATTCAGGAGTTTCCTCTACTGTTTCAGCCTCAACTGGCGCTTCCTCGGCAGCTAAACCAAGACGATTCATGTTCCAATCGACTAAATTTTCACTTGTTACTACATTTGATGCCAACCGCTCTTGCACTTCTGACATGGATAACTCCAAGAATTAACCCAATGAATCCATTGGTAGATTGTTACTTTTTAACACAAAATTTTATTAAACACAATCAAATTGCTCTTTCGATTGCCTCAGCTTCAGCTTCCTTTTCAGAGCGTAAATTTAAATGCGCCAATACTAAGGCCAAGTTTGCCTTTAGGTGTTCAATTTCTAGCTTGGTCTGATTGTTAATAACAGTATCTGTTTGCTTAGCAGAGTCACGCATTTCAATATCATGCGCCTTAGCAGTCTGACGCATAAGCTCTCGCTTAGTTTCTGCATCTTCTTGCATCTGTTTAACAGAACTGTTGTGCTTAATATCAAGCTGTAATTGCTGAATAGTTTGTTGAGCCTGCTGGAGTTGAGACTGCATATTCTTAACCTGCATCTGAACTTGTGGCGGAACAGGCGATTTATCGTCAATTTGAGCCATTGGGTTAGACGCTGCCAAGCGGTCAGCAATAATATCTGCACCTGGGAAGTCCATATTACGCACAAATAGGTCGCCAGCCACTTGGATAAGCTGAGGATCGGCAGCAAATAGCCCTGTCATAGCCTCTACAGCCTCTTGGCGCTTAGATGAATAGCCTGGGCCTGTATCCATTACAACGTCATATTTGCCAACGGATACGTCGTTTAGAATCTTTTCTACACCTTGCTCGTCAACGGAGCGTTGGTTCAGCGTAACTAATTCAGGTTTGCCGTCATCGCCAATTATGCGCAAAACTCGCTCAGTATCGTAAATTTTAGGAATCAAATCCAAAATAATACGGCCACAATAAGCAATAGAACGAGTCAAGTTGTCATAGTAATGGTAATTAACCATGTCAACTTGCTGTTGTTGACCTTGGATAGCCTTGCCTGATTGGTTGCCTTGCGGAAGCTGGCTAGGGTCGTATATACCAACCACAGCCTGCAAGTCTGCGTTCATACCGCTTAATGCAGCCATAACCCCTGTAGGAGGCTGTTCAGGCGCTTGTCTTGTAGGAGGAGGGGCCATCCTACCTTCTGTATCGGTCTGCTTGTAACGCAAATAAGGTGAGGCTTTAATATTAGCCATCGCCCATTCGTTTTCATGGCCTTCGTCTTGGCCTTCAGCAAGAATCCATTTAGCCTTAGGCGCTAAAGCTACGGTCTCGGTCAAGCTAGTGGCCCAGTAGTTATACATACGCTGTGGGTCTTTAGCCATACGAACCAAGCCAAACTTCTTATGCTTAGAATCCACAATAACCTGCTGGCCATATACAGGAATAATAGGAATAAACTTACCAGCCCAATCACCCTCTTCAAGGATTTGCATAGCGGTTAGCTTGCACCACTTGATTTTCTTTTTATAGCTATCTCGTTTGTCTAATACCTCAATATTGGCAGCCTCGAGCAGTTTCTTAACCTTTTTGTATTCGTCCTCATAAAGGCTTGTGCCATCAGATAAATAGTAAAGAACGGCTGGCTCTTTGACGGTATAGAAGTATTCGGCAATACGAATATCTTCCTTCATTACCCATTCAGAGTTGGTATCCCCAGTGCCTCTGCTACTAAAGCCTTGATCTACCTCAGCCCAGGGGTATAGGACCTTGAAGTTTCGTTTGCTTATTACGGTAGTAATTAAGCATCGCTCAGCATCAGAACCATCTGGCAACTGGGAATTAGGATCAAAGTAAACAGTAAAAGGGTTATCAATAGGACGGATATAGATTTCCTGTTCAAAGCTATCGTCTGACACATAGTCAGTAGTAACCCTGAAATATCCCCAACCCATTTTTACTGCGTATTCAAAGGCTGTGTCGTAAGCGTTGTCAGCGTTTGATTGTGTTTCTATATGACGGCATACACCAGTTAGAATCTCGGCTAATTTAGCGTCTGATTCATTATTCATGCCATGCACTTTAATTCTAGGACGTTGCTGGCGCTGTTGGTTACAAATTTGACGGATATAAGCGTCAATCTTATTAATGGTTAGGCAAGGACGAGCCTCTAGCACTCGGCTATTTTGGACGTCTACTGGCCATTGATCGCCTGCAGCAAAACGGACATCATCTAATGCTTCGGCACGATTGTTTGAATCTACATCGCCACATAAGCGCAAGAATTGCTTAGCTTCATCAATCCTTGAATCGTATTCCATGTCATTGATGCTATCGTAATCTGCCATATTTATCCCATCCAGCTGCCCACAGGCATATAGTTTTGTCTTTGGGGTTTTGGCTTGCGAGGCTCGTTTACCATCAACCCAATATATCTAAAGGCATCTGCGCCATGTGAATATTGGTCATGAAGTGGCTTCTGACTAAATGCGCCAGTTTCAGGATCAACGTCATAGCGATAATGTCTTAAGCATTGTAAGCCTTCTTCGCAATTTTGCCTATCAAAATAGCATTTTGCAAATATCGTTCTAGCTGCGTTTATAGAATCCGTTACAGGCACTCGGTCTAGTATTTGCACCTTCCAGCCTGTAGATCGCACAATTTCCTCGATAGATTTGCCTGAGCCTAAGTTCTTAGCAGCAGCGTCATGGGGTAGCCATAAGGTGTCATAGACGTAGCCATAGGTCTGCATTTGGGCTAGATACCAACTAATGGTTTTTTGGTTGTCCTCAATATAGCGTATCACCCTGATTTCCATGCCAATAAACTGCACAAACCAAATCGCAGTCGAGTCGGCCCACCCAAGGTCGAATATGGCATGAACTGGTTTGATTGGGTCGTAAGGCACTCTAGTAATTCTGCCGTCTAGCTCGGCTATTTCCATCTCTTTACCAAATACAGCTCCATCTATTTGGGTTCGGCAGATACCTTCCCAAACGTTGTTATAAGCCTGAATATCCCTATTTTTTAGTGCCTGGCGTTCTAACTCTAGCGTTTCAGGAAACCAAGGGTTGTCGCTGTAGTTTATCTTTTGGACCACCGAGTTTTCAGGTGGATTGACAATAAACCGTTGATAAGTCTCGTCTGTCTCTAGCTCAGGGTTGAATGACACCCATATTTCGCTGTTTTCTTTACGAATCGTAGGTATGAGAATGTTCCAACTTTGGGCCGAAACGCTTTGCGCCTCTTCCACCCAACAAATATCAATTCCTTCGATACTTTTTACATTATTTGTATTGTTTTTAATACCCACAAAGGTAAACTCTGTGCCGTTTTTACCCACAATAGAGTTCTGCGTAACGGTGTAATACCAGCCTAGCTCTAGGTTTTCTATTTGATCGCACAATAATTTATGAACCGAGTCTTTAATAGAAGTTTGGAACTCACGTGCGCATAGAATACGCAGCTGGCTTCTAAAGCCTTTAATAAGCAAAGCCCTGGCAATATTCCAAGATTTTGATCCGCCTCGCCCTCCGTAGAGTATGCGATAACGGCAGTTTTTAGGCTTAAATAGTATTCCTAACTTAGTAGGAAAATGCGCCTTAGCAAGAACCTGCTCAAGCCTTTGATCTTGTTCCATCAGGTTCAGTTAGGATTATTTCAAAGCCGTCAATATTTGAGCCGTCAGCGTTAGCCAATCTAGTGGTATTGGTCTCGCCCCACCCCATTTGGGCCTTAGTCCACCAAATAGCAGCCGTTGTGTCACCTTTGATAGCCTTGTTAAACAATGAATTGGCAACCTTAGCCGATGCCTGGGCCTTGCCTAGCGCCAGTTCTATTTCGTAATGCTTGCGTAGGGTCTTATCGCATATACCAATTAAAGCGCCTATTTGCTCATGTGGAAGCCCTAGCCCTGCAGCTTGTAGGACTTGCACTTTGGTCTTTTCGGTTGGTTCGTGGGGTAGCATCTTTTTATTGTCGGAAAATGTTTAAAGTTTATCGAACTCTAAGCCTGATTCTATATGGATCGCCTGCTTTCCAGTAAACTCCTGCCATCTTTTAATAATAACGTCACAATACTTAGGATCAAGCTCCATCAAAGCGGACTTTCTGCCTGTTTTCTCAGCAGCTATTAGGGTAGACCCTGAACCACCGAATAAGTCTAGCACCATATCCTGTCCTTTGGTGTTGTTCAAGATTTGATACTCCATAAGCTCTACTGGCTTCATCGTAGGGTGGATATCGTTACGCTTAGGACGCTTGCACTCTATAAGGGTGGTTTGCTTACGGTCCGATGCCCATAAATGCCCTGCACCGTCTTTCCAGCCATATAAACAAGGTTCATGCTTCCAATGATAGTCTTGACGGCCCATAACCATTGTGTCTTTTTGCCATATTAGGCATTGACGAACCTTCCAGCCAGCGTCTTTACACGCACCCCTAAAATTAAAGCCTTCGGAGTCGGCATGCCATATATAAAATACAGCGCCAGGCTTCATTACAGCGTCTGCAGCTACAAAAGCGTCTCTTAGGAATTGGCGGAATGCTTCGTCTCCCATAGAGTCGTTTTGAATGGTTAGCGCATCCTTTGTTTTGCCTTCGTATGCCACGTTATATGGCGGATCGGTAACAAGAATATCGACTAAGCCGTTTGTCAGCTTTTCTACGCTTTCAATAGAAGTCGAGTCGCCACACATAAGCCGATGGTTGCCAAGACTAAATATATCGCCCAGTTTCGACTTAGGTGTAAGCGGAGCATTAGGAACAGCATCTTCATCGGTTAGCCCTTCCGTTGGCTCAATAACGTTCAATAGAGCGTCTAATTCGTCCTTATCAAAGCCTAATAGGTCTAAATCAAACTCATCGCCTAATAGCTCTTGTAGTTCTACGGTTAATAGTTCTGTATCCCAGTCGCTATTTAGCGCCAGTTTATTGTCCGCAATGACCAGAGCTTTCTTTTGAGTCTCTGATAAATGGGCAAGTTCGATAACAGGAACTTTATCCATAGACAACTTGCGAGCAGCAAGCAAACGACCATGACCAGCAATAATCCCATTAGCCCCATCAACCAAAATGGGATTAGTCCAACCAAACTCTCGGATGCTAGCTGCAATTTGAGCCACCTGTTCATCTGAGTGCTTTCGGCTGTTGTTGATATAGGGTATCAACGATTCTATTGAACGCTGTTCTATTTTCACTCGGCAGGGGTCTCGGCTGGAGTAATAGTTACAGCAGGCTGAACTTGTGGCTCTGCAATAGATTTAATACCAGCAATTAGATGAGCGCTGTGAACATAAGGGATTTTACCTAGTTCAGCTAATAGCTCGTTAATTTGCGCAATAGTGAATGAAACTACTTTATCTTCAATGCTCATTTCTTTCCTTTCGGTTTAGTTTTTGCTGCTTCACGTTTTTCGCTGTAAGCAATTGCCACAGCTTGTTTAATAGGTTTTCCTGCTTTTACTTCAGCCTTAATGTTTTCTTTAAAGGCTTTGGCGCTAGTTGATTTTTTAAGTGGCATGTTAGCAATTCCAATTTTTAAGTGATGCTTTGGCCCTTTCAGCTGGACCCTTGGCTTTCTTTACTACTCCCTCCATCCTTGCACAAAAAGACTTTTTACGGCCTTCATCTGCCTTTGTTTTGGGGTTTGGTGCTGGTGCTTTCAAGTGGCTACCGTTTTTAGCGTTATATTCGGCACGACCTTTAGCGGTCATTCCTGCGCCTTTTTCGGTTGGATTGTATGTTTTGTCTTTCCCTGTTGTTTTATGAGGGATAGGTTTGTCATGTTTTTTAGTCGCCATCTTTGTCACCTTTGCGAGTAGTAGCCTTTTTAAGGGCTGGCTTACGCTTAGCTTTAGGCGCTGGAAATGGCCACTCAGCTTCAGTTTTTAACGGTTCTTTATTGAAAGTGTAAGTAATTTGCAAGTTGTCGAACTCTAGCTCAACCTTTTTAACCTTATACCAGCCAAAATATGCCATTACAGTTTCAAGTAAAGATGAATCCTTAACAATCTCTTCCATTATGCGATCTCCTGTTCAAAACAAACGTCCTGCCAACTCATAACGAGATAGCGCTCACCATCTTCAAAATACTCAAAATACTTTAAATATTCGTCTTTAGGGTTGTCGTTCATAGTTCCAAAGCGAACATAAGCGCCTACGGTAATAGGCATATCTTCTCTACGACCACCGACTTTCTTGCCAGGGCCTACAGCAACAACCGTTCCCATGTTGTCGACTTCTTTGTTTTCAACATAAATAATGGAACTAAGTTGCCGTTTTTCAGGCTTTACTACAATTTTGTCATTTAAAGGCTGTAATTTCATTGGACACCATGTGTTTCAGTAGGAGCAATAGAATTGTGACCGTTAAATTGGTCTATAAGGTCCATAACCTCTAGCATTATGCGATTAGCCTCGTCAGGTCCATTTGATTTACAAATAAACTCAACAAAGCCGTCTTCGTCAACTTCAATAGTTATATGAGCGTTAGACCGCATCTTTTTTGGGCCTTCCTCGCATTTTTGGTGGAATCTTGGCTACTTCTTCTTGTATCTTTGCTCTAGCTTTACTAGGCTCGTTAGACAAGTCTTGCACCATATATTCAATAACCAAAGGCGCAGCAGTAGATTTCCACTCGCCACACCAGTCGTTTAATGTTTTATTGACAGCCTCAGGAAACCGATGGCAACGGCCCATAATGTCGGCATTTTTAAAATATCGACAATCTTTACAGCTAACTTTAGAATCTACTTCAGCCATTTAGTTCTCCGTTTACTAACTGGTTAGAAGGGCTTACAAGTTTCACGTGCTTGTAGGCCCTTCGCCTTAATTACATACCGTCTTGTGCATGCTCGTAGCGTTTATGGGAATAGCACTCACGCTCACCCATATTGCCATCGTTCAACTCACCAAGTTTGCCTTCAAAGTTACCAGCATGGCTCAAAGGACGGCTACCCATTGCATCAGCCTTACCCATACCAACACCGCCAGTAATCTTCATTTTACGCTCACCAGTGGTATCGCTAGACAAAGCACCCTTAGGAACTTTCTCACCGCTCATACCAGACTTAAATACTTCTGCGTCCATCTTACCCATGTTTATTTCCTTTTGATCAAAAAGACTAGAAAAGTTCTAGTTATATTATTTTGCCTTATTCGCTGGCATTGTCAAGAACTTTCACAACAGTTTTGACCCCTTCTAAATCATGAACTCGGCAAACGGTAGAGCCTTTCCAGTTCATCATAAAAAGGTCTTGAGCCGTTGTGAACTTTGCTTTTTCAGATGATTTTATTTCTACCAAAACCGTTTTACCGTTCTTTCCTATAACCAAATCAGGAAAGCCCATACCAATACGAGATGTATCAAATATGCTGCAACCCATATCTTTAAAAGCATTTACGATTTCCTTTTGATTGGCATCAGTGCGTTTTGCGTAATAAGTCATTGATTTGTTGCAATAATAGGTTAGTATTTAGCAACTTTATCACAAAGGAAAATCATGGGATTTACTTCTGCGGTATCTGATCAAGAATTTATTAAACTTTGGAAAGAGTTAGGCTCGCCAACCCTTGTGGCTGAAAAGATAGGTGTAAACCCTAGAAGCGCTATGACAAGGCGCAAAAACATAGAAATTCGCTACAGCATCAAACTGCCTACGTTTAACTCTTTGAGAGACCCCAAAAAAGAGAGACCCAAAAAAATAGAGCAAACACCGCACAACGTTCGCAGAGGCATAGACGTTGACAAGGTTAAAAGGGTTATTGTCTTTTCAGACGCACATTTTACCGATACAACCACCACAGCTTTTAAAGCGCTTATCAAAATGATTGATGAGTTTAAGCCTGAGGTCATTATTTGCAACGGTGACGCATTTGACGGCCAGGTTCTATCAAGATTCCCCAGTATTAATTACGACCAAAAGCCTACTGTTTTAGAAGAGTTAAACGCTTGCCGTTACCATTTAGACGAAATAGTCAAACACAAGCCAGCAGGTTGCGAGCTTATTTGGACCCTTGGAAACCATGACATGCGCTACGAGTCCTGGCTAGTTAATAAAGTGCCTGAATATAGTGGAGTTGACGGTTTTAGCCTTAAATATCACTTTCCTGAATGGAAAACCTGCTGGTCATATTGGATTGGCGAGGAAACGGTTGTAAAACACCGTTTTAAAGGCGGTAGAACGGCTGGATATAGCAATTTGATGGCAGCAGGCAATACAAACATAGTCACAGGCCATACGCATGTTTTATGTGCCAGCCCAATTTCAAATTACCAAGGAACGTTTTGGGGGGTTCAAACTGGCTGCCTTGCAGACCCATTTTCTAGCACCTTTGAGTATTGCGAGGACTCCCCTAAGGATTGGCGTTCAGGCTTTGTAATGCTCTCATTTGACCAAGGTAGAATGCTTATGCCTGAACTGGTTATGGTTTGTGGCGAGGACGAGTATGAATTTAGAGGCAGTATTCATAAAGTATGAAGATCACTCCTAAAATCTTAGAAGGCATTTATTTAACTTTAGCTAAGTGCGAGCCTTTTATTAAATGGGACTTGCCACCTAGCGAATTGTGCCGTTTTGAAATAGTAGACGACCATCAGGTAATGGCTACCTATGAGTTTGATGAATCGTTAGCTCGCCCTCATATATTTAGCATTTCTAAGGCTCGTTGTGGCTTTTTTGACACAGTGGTCAGAAGCATGGCCCATGAACTGGTTCATTGCAGCAGACACAAATCAGGTAAATGGAACTTGCATGACGCTACATTTAAAAGGCGCAAAATGCTGGTTGGAGCTTGTCTTGGTTTTGATGGCCACGAATTGTAAAGTTATTATACTTTTATTGTAAAGTGTAACAACTATCTCGCCATAAAATACAAACCTACGTTGGCGGTTGAATACGATAAATAAGTAATTGCCATAGGTATATTGCCTTTAACGCCTTGCTCTATACCAATATAAGCATAAATCAATCCAGTAACAATAATTAGCCAGCTACTCATTCCAGTTCCAGCAATTTATCTTCGAGGTCAAAGCCCCAATGCTTTTTAAATCCTTTAGCTCCAAGCTGGTGAATTGAATCCTTGAAGTGTCTATGATGTCCAGCACAGAGCGGTATTGCTGGCGCTTTGTCTCGCTTGCCTCCAAAACGTCTGATGTGATGGATTTCGACTGGCATGTCAGAGTCGCTGAATCCAAGGTGTTTGCATAATACGCAGCCATATCTCGCCAACTTTGCATAATTTTCTTTTTCAGATTTATTCATTAAAAAATTTGTGTTAAATCCACATATTTGAAAAGCTCGACAGGCACATCGTAATAAAACTCATGCTTTTCATTATCCTTCAACTCCACCTGAGGATGAGAAAATACTTTACTGCCCTTGATCCAATACGCATGTTTCATGCAATGCGTTAGCGCAAAGAATAATGTATTTTCCACCTCTAGCATGTGCTTTTTGCGTTCAGGCACATGAATAGTATTAAAAGGGCAATATGGTGTCCAAGAACGAACCTCTACTTCTACAAAGCCCACATGTTTGCCTGCTCGATATATAACTAAATCCGTCCCATATATGTCAGGGTTGTCTACAGCATCAACACCCCACATATTGTTTAGCCAAGTCGTAACGGCAGCCCTGGCAGGCGGATCGTATCGATCATGCAGCCCTTGATCAAACTTTTTTATTCGCATTTTCGCCAGCAAAGTCTTGTAATACTAAGGCCATTTCTACCATGTCGGTTGCTATTTCATAAGCTCTATTTGAGTTATTTTTTAGCATCATATCGTGGTATTTTTTAAGCAAACTATTTAAAACGATATAGGGTAAAGAGTAATCTTTCATTTGGTGCTACCTCCAAAAAGTTGTGCTTCTAAATATTTAACGCTGCCCTGAAAGCAATCGTTCCATTTATTGAACCAGTAGTTGGTTTCGGTCCTATACTGCTCAATCTCTTGATATTGAAATTTGATAAATTCAATAATTTCCTGTTCGTTGATTTCTTGCAAATAATCAACAATATCTTCCATACTGCGTTTCATAAACTCCCCTTTCTTCGGTTTGCGCTTAGTGTTTGCCATATTTCTGTAATACGAATTTCATGCTGGCGCTTGTTATCCAGCGTTTTATATTCTTTAAAGGTGTCGGCCCACTCTTCTACCGCTTTGCTATAAGAAGGGCTATCCAGCGCCTGGGCCTCTCGCTCTGCTACTGTTCCTTGCGATAGTAAAAAAGCATGCGCTTTAGCCTGCTTAATCCATTCTTCCAAGCGTTTGACCTCACCAGCCAAAATTGCATGATCTTCATCGGTAGAAGATAAAAATATCAAAGCCTTTTCTACTCGGCTATCGTTTAAATGCTCTAAATCACTCATCGCCAATCTCCCATCCTTCCTCTATTCCCCTTCTTCCACTGTTCCGATACGTCATGTAAGATTCTTGCAAGTCGTGGGCTAAATCCAGGAGATCGTAAATACTCTCTGAAGCGCTGTAATCCCTGCTCGTTTCTGAATCTAAGAAGCCATCGAACTTCGCACTGGTGACGATATTCTTCGCTGCTTTTGTAGTCCTTTTCATTTAAATCTCCTTTAAATAAATCGTTCACTTAACAACTTCCATGCTGTTGCTGCACATAAACTTACTTGTCCGTTTCCAATGGCTTTAAGTCTGTCCACCCTAGCGGCCACCCCATTAGCCACTCTGTCCACGTTGGGTTCAACGCTCCAGAAATTGGGCTCACCGATTGGCTTAAGGATATTTGCTTGCCTATCTTTACTCTTCTTTGAACGCTCGGATTCGATAAATTTCCTCGATCTCTGTTGTCTGATGCTTGGGGTGTCGGCCACATTTGCACCAATCTTCCCAACCCCACCGATCCGTCTTTGCCGTTTTGATTTATCTTTCTTGGCATTCCAGTTTTGGTTCTGTAAAATTTGTCCTTCTTCCCAATGATTGCTCCTGTCGTTCCATCGCTTGAAACAGGAGTTGGTAGCGAGAATCCAAATACGGTCTCTCTTATGGGGAGCGCCCACCTCTCCTGCTGAAAGCACTCCCCATTCCGCATCGAACCCCATCGAGGCCAAGTCTGCAAGAACTGTTCCGAGTCCTCTAGAAGTAAGCATTGGGGAATTTTCCACGAATGCGTATTTGGGTCTAACTTCGCCAATAATTCTCGCCATGTGTTTCCACATTCCACTTCTGTTTCCTTCAATTCCTGCGCCTCTTCCTGCTGCGCTAATGTCCTGGCATGGAAATCCACCAGATACGACATCAACAATTCCTCGCCAAGGCTTTCCGTCAAATGTTTGAACGTCATCCCATATTGGGAAAGTCGGCAAAATTCCGTCATTTTGTCTGGCGCACAATACGCTTGCTGGATATGCTTCCCATTCAACTGCACAGACTGTTCGCCATCCAAGCAAATGCCCCCCAAGTATTCCTCCACCAGCGCCTGCGAAAAGAGCCAACTCATTCATTTCACCTTCCTTTTTTCTCGTTGCGCTACGATAAAGTTGCGCATTTCGTAATAAGAATTAAACCTAGCCTTTGATGGATCGCCACACTCGGCCCTATACGCTGCCTCGATTTGGGCATCCGTTCCTAAAGGTAATTCTTTTGTTTTGGTAATAGGGTCGATGTTCTCTACCCAATCTGCTTTAAATCCTCGCCAGCCTCTTTGACAGCAAAGTTCCATTACAGCCTCTAAGGTCATCTTGGCTTTTGCTGCCTCTTTTGCTAAACCTTTTAAAGCGGTTTCAGTTAAAGGCGCTTTGTGGCTTTTACGCAACTTCAAGAAATCCTGAAAAACCAAATCATTAACCCCTTCAGGGGTCTTAGTATTTATTTGGTTCTTGGTTCTTGGTTCATGGTTCTTGGTTGGCATTGGGGGGTGTTTAGGGGGGCTATCGCTAGGCAATAGGGTGGGTATTTCTTTATTCCACCGTTTAGCTGCACCCTTGCGTCCACCCTCTGCCATTGCCTTATAGCGAGAAAGCTCTTCTGTGGCTCTCTTATTGGTCCAGGCTACCTTACCCTCATCTAGCTCAAAAAACTCGCCCAAAACCGCTAAAACAGCCTCCTGTTTCGATTTTGTCCGCCTAGCAAGAGTAGGTATGTCGTTTATCAAAGGTTTCTCGGTCAAATAGTAAAGGTCAATCAATCGTCTATAGGCTAAATCTTCTTCATTCGTTAGATGGGCTGTGTGGCTTATATAGTCACCTATGTGAAATGGATAAAAGTTCATGTTTAGCCCTGGAAAAGATCAGGCCGTAACAATTCCTTGGTTAAACGGCCTTCTGATAGCCGTTCTAGGGTTTTTATATGCTTTAGCGGAATTTGCTTTCTAGCCACCCATTGATATACAGAAGACTCCCTAATACCTAGCTGGTGGGCCAAATTTGCTAAAGAACCGAACTCCATTTTCAACTCATAAAACTGATTCATGTAGTAATTCTCCTTCTATTTGTCGCAAGAATAGCATGTTTTGGTAAAAAGCAACAAATATTTTAATTAGGGATTGTCCTAATATAAAACTCGACATTTCTACGACTTTTAAGGTATAGTTCTTTTACGCAGTAAATTTTTTAACGAGTGATGAAGGGAAAGCAAATGAAAACAGCAATTATTGAAATAGTCGGTGTAATACTTTTAGGCATACTTCTTGGCTGCATGTTTGGGTGGGGGTTCTAATCATGGGAATGTCTAGACACGATGCGTATTACGAACCTGACGATTACGATGACCGCACCGACGAAATAGAAGAACGCACCTGGGAGCTTCTAAAAGTTGGCGGTAAATTCGATTACAGAACTACCAGCGCTATTGCAGAAATGCTCTCAGAGCTTGGGGTTGACGATTCTAAAGCTATTCAGGATGTTATCGATTCAGGCGATTATGAGGCGCTTGGTAGAAAACTAATCTCTATGTCTTGCGATTACCACGAACGCTACGCTAGAGAAATTGCCGAGTTTGAAATTTACGATTAAGGAGTAAGTGATGGCTAAGAAAAAGACCGAGTATTGCCCTAAAACGCAGGCCCTTTGGGAAATGTTTAACTGGCATGACGAACATACCGCCATGCTGGTAATTCTTAGGGAATACCTAAGTAATCCGCATTACACCAAGTTTTACGCTGAAAGCATGATTAATAGAATGATTAGCGATCAGATTACAAACCAATACGACATGATGAATACAGCCAAAATTGAGATATAGGAGAAAGTGATGAGTAAATTTTTAGAACTACGCAAGATTAATGTCAATGAACACACAGACCGCAAGGGTAAATTTACATATTTAAGTTGGGCATGGGCTGTAGACCAGCTTTTACAGCAAGACCCAGGTGCAACTTGGGAATATAAAGACCCCATGTATTTTGCCGAGACCTTGATGGTATTTTGCTCGGTTAACGCTTTTGGCAAAACTATGACGGCCCAACTGCCTGTCTTAAACCATCAAAATAAAGCTATACCAAACCCCAACGCAATGGAGGTAAATACCGCCATGCAACGCTGCCTTGCCAAAGCCATCGCCTTACATGGCATTGGTTTGTATATCTACGCAGGCGAGGATATTCCTGAAGAGGACACACCTGACCTAACGGACCAGGCAGATACCTGGGTAAAAGCCATCAATACAGCTAAGGATATAGATGAACTCAAAGTCATATACGGTAATGCCTATCACCAGCTCTCAAAAGATAAAACCGCAGTCGCTAAGATTTCCGCAGCCAAAGATGCCAAAAAGTCAGAATTGGCAACTCAAAGCGATGTTTGATGAGATTCTAAGAAAGGCAAACGATGAACGCAAATGAACCAGTAGCATGGATGGAGTTGTATTTTGGAGAACCCAATAATCTTGCTTGGATTAATGCTGAATTAAAAGATAGCGGTGATGTCTATAAAACTATCCCACTCTACACCCATCCAGCAAAGACACTAACAGATGAGGAAATATATGAAGTTTGGAAAAAAGCTATGCAAGAAGAAGCAAAAATTGAATATTCAATATATGCAACACAACTTGAACGGCAACCATTTTTATATTTTGCTAGAGCAATACTAAGAAAGGCAAGCGAATGAATCAAGAACTATTACACAAGCTATTTGATTACAAAGAAGGCAAATTGTATTGGAAAGAAAGCCCAAGCCGTAATGTAAAAGCTGGTGATATTGCTGGTCATTATGGTAATCGTAGGTATGCCCAAATCCGTATAAATGGCAAATATTACTTAAAACATAGACTTGTGTATTTATATCATCATGGACATTTACCACCTGAACCATTAGTTATTGACCATATAAACCGAAATAGGTTTGATAACACCATTGAAAATCTTAGGGCAGTTACAAAATCAGAAAATCAGCGTAACAATAAATTTAAGGCACAAGACAAATGATCGAATCTTTAGTAAAGCCTAGCCCTTTAGATAACGATGTAGCCGTCATGAAAATACTACAGCTTATGGGCCAAATTAGCCTGCGAGACCTAGAGTATGTTTTAAAAGTAGTGGCTGCCGTTTATAAAAAGGTTTCTTAACATGACAACATTTACAACAGATGACCGTATAGCAGCAGAGCCTATACCTTTTGCTGGCATAGTAGATTTGACCGTAAAACAAGGCACAGACGAATGGCATCAACTGCGCCTTGGCAAAGTAACCGCTTCTAGGGTTGCCGACATACTTGCAAAGACAAAGACTGGGCCTTCAGTTAGTCGAGTCAACTATCTGATTGAGCTTGCCTTGCAACGAGTTACTAAGGCCCTAGAGCCATCTTACACCAACGCATCAATGGAATGGGGAACATTAACTGAACCGCAAGCGAGGGTAGCTTATGAAGTTGCAACTGGTAATTTTGTCGATCAAATCCCTTTTATGGACCACCCTAAAATTAAGTGGTTCGGTTGCTCTCCTGATGGCCTGGTTGGGGACGATGGACTCATTGAGATTAAGTGTCCTAACTCTCCTACACATTGGTCCTATATAAAGGCAGACGAACCGCCCAATAAGTATGTAATACAAATGCAGGCGCAGATGGCGGTTACAGGACGTAAATGGTGCGACTTTGTATCGTTTGATCCTAGGATGCCTGAACGCAGCCAGCTGTATATAAAAAGAGTTCCTAGGGACGGTGAATTTATTCTTTTTATGGAGGCAGAAGTAGCTAGTTTTTTAAGAGAAGTTGAGGAGGAAGTAAATTTAATGGAGAGCAAAGATGCTTAAGGAAATAAAAGTAATCTATTCATGCAATATTGCTGGATATAACACCCATCTAATAGACAAAGCAGAGCTTATGAAATGGCTTGATGGCCAATTTAAAGCGTATGTTGGTGCGAAAGATATTGGAATCATGGGTAATTCACAACTAGAAACTTCGGAAAAGGAATAAATATGTCAGTCAAATACTTTGTAAAAGCAGCCGTTTCGGAATACACCGATAAAGAAGGAAAATCAAAAAAGAAATATCAATCTATTGGTGTCGTAATGGAAACCAAGCATGGCCTAATGCTTAAGATTGAAACCATTCCTGTATTTGCCATGAAAGAAGGATCAATTTTTGCTTATTTAAATGAGCCTGAAGATAAGCTTCAGGGATATTCTGCGCCACAGAATTTAAGCCAACTGGAAGAAGACGTTCCGTTTTAAGGAGTAATTATGCTAAGAGTTGAAAAGTTTAAGGAGCGCTTTCCTGATGCTCCTGATAATGGAACGGCCCAAAAGTTATGGGAAACCGCTTGGAACGAGGCTATAAAGACAGCAATTAAGCACATTGACATTTATACGACCTTGGACCAAGCTACAGCTAGGGCCTATGCCATGAATATTATGGACGAACTGGAGGGACTTGCATGAACGATCACATTTGGACCGCAGCAGGAACTGATATTGAAGAACGCTGGAAGGCTAAATATGGATGGGTTAGACCATCCGAACAGCCTGAATACCAAGCCAAGTTTAAGTATTACCAAGAACTGCCCCTAAGGAAACTTGACGATGAAGCCAAGGTTCAATACGAGGCAGTTTTAAGAAAAGCTAAAGTAGCCAGGGTTCGTTAGTATTTCCGCATGTTTGGAAGAGGCGCTTCTGCTTGGCTTTTGCCTTCAGGATGCGCTTTTTCAATTGGTAAGCTCATGTGCTTGTCTAATTTGGCTTCCAAACGCTTTAATTCGTGTTCTGTGGCCTTTTCATGCTCTCGCTCTACTATGTAGTGGCCCTTGGTCTTGCCGTCGCTTGCAGCGCCTGTAATCTTGAAACTATCTGCTTTCATTTTATGCTCCTAAAATATCCATTGCTCGGTGAATTGCGGAAATACGCTGGTCCAGCCCTAGTGTGCCACCATTGATTCGTTTTGTCATAGTTAGCCAATCTTCAACATCAGCGCAGGCATTTAGGCCCTTTTTATTCCAAAACCAGCCAGCCGACATAGCAGCGTTTTCAGGCTGTAAAAGTAATTCAGGGGTATCTGTCAACGGACGATTAATTGCATCACCGCATACAGTGTAATTAGAACGACCAGTAAGCTGAATAATGCTTCGTCCATGAAATCTCCATCCATCTCCGTCTTGTGAATTGCCTAAATCGGCTCTACCGCCATAAACCTTGTTTGCTATCTTTTCAGGGTTGTTTTCGTATTTTTCAGCAGTATCCGTATCAGGAAAACGGCTAGGCCATACTCGCATCAGCGCTGCAGCAGAATAATGAAGATTCTCTTCCAAATTCTTAAAATTATTAGATTCATGCTGGCATTGACCGATAAACGCAGCTTGGCGTTTCGGTGTATTAATCTCGTATTTATTAAAAGTCGCATTTAGTGGGTCTAGCCATTTAGAGTCAATCCCTAGCGATGTAAGTTGGTCAATGTTCATTTAATTTACTATTTTCTGTAATCCAGTCTTGCAATGATACTAGTTGGGCTGTTGTGCTGGCGCATTGCTCGGTAAGAGATACCACGTTAACGGTTTGGCCATTAACTGTGATGGTGGCTGAGGCATCGCTGGTGGACAGGCTACTGGAACTGGAGTAGTGCATCCTGCCATACATAGCATGAATAGAAGCGATCCTTGCTTCATAAGTCTGTTTAATTCCATCATTTATTAACTCCTGTTCCTTTTGTATTGCTTTTGTTTTATCTGCTTGCTCTTGCGCCACAATAGCTTGCTGATCCACATAATGAGCAAAACGCAAATGCTCGACATAAAAACCACTAAATACAAGAGCAAAATATAGTGCAATTTTGTAGTAACCACTAAACCCACCTGTAAATAATGAAATCAAAAAGTTCATTGTGGCTCTGCACCGCTCATGTGTTTTGCTGCTACTGAAGCTGCGCCTGAGCCTGATACGATACCTAATGCGCCAGCTAACTCAGTAAGGCTAATTTCATGCCCTGCATAAATAAGATAAATTGCTGCACCAGCAACTACTACAAAACCCAAAAACCAAGCCCACCTTGCAATATCATGGGTTTGATTATCTTTTCCAGTCAAAATATGAGTAAAAATTTCGTTCATTTTTGATTTCCAGCTAATAAAGCCACTATTACAGCAATTAACTGCATAGTCCATTGACGAGTATCTCCTGTAGTAAGGCAAGGAATCCAGTCAAGAATACAAAGCGAACCTATTGTTGCCGATATTCCAACAATATAAACCAACAACCAAATAAGAACTAATCGGTAATTATTATTCATTTTTGCGTAAAGTAATGAGCAATAAAACCAACTAAAGAACTTATACCTGATACAACCATCATGCCGACCCAAAAGCCTCCACGACCTTTATTTGCCATAGCAAGTAGTTCTTTGATATCGTGGCGCATTTCAGCTACTTCTCGCTCCATAGCTTCTACCTTGGACCACATTACCCCTATTTTAACTGGATCGATTTCAGACATGATTACGTTTTCTGTATAAAAGCCAATGAATAATATAGCGGAACGTTTGTGCCACTGTTAGTTACAACTCCTGAACTTGCAAAGCCACCTGTATTTCCTACACCATAAGTATTGCCTGCACCTACTATAAATGAATCTCTTAAATCAGGAGTGCCGTTTGATCCGTTACAAATTACATAACCAGCAGGAATAGAACCAATAGAGCCAGACCACATAATAATTGCGCCAGTAGGAATAGCCGTAGTGGAGCTTGTAGAGGTTGGGATAGCATAAATATTGTCATAAGTCTGAATAACGGCATTTGTAGAATCTGCCAAAACAAACTTATATGAGTAACCTGTAGTTAGCCAAATCTCAAAAGGTGGTCTGCCGTCTGTTCCTAATACGATAGGATTTGTATTTGCAACAGCGCCTGTTGAGTCTGTATAGGTAGCCAAAGGAGTGCTAGAGCCTGCCTGGTAACTATATAAATAACCGCCAGCTAATGGCAGGCCTGTAGTGGTAAAGAATTGAAATCCGTTACCTATTGGGGATAATAAAACTGACATTATTGATTACCTTTTTCTTTTTGAACTTGTTGCAAATAAGATTGGAAAGAAGCCAATGGAACTTTGCCAGCGCCTAAATTGCTTGGAGCTTGTAATAGCTGTTTTAAAGTTGATTGACCAATACCTTTTTCAAGATAAGAAGCAAAAGCAGGGTTATTTAATGCTTTTTGAATTAACTTAGGAGCAACAACACCTACGGCTATGCCTTTGCCAGCGCCATATATATCGCCTTCTCTTAAAGCCTCTCCAGCACCAAAAGCAGCAGGCAAAGCAGCTGCATTTAATATGCGAGCCGTTGTTCCGCTATTTGGCAATTTTTCAGGTAATACATTTTTACCTGCTGCTGCCAAGTTAGCTAACTGAGGGTCTTCAGCATAAAAAGAGTAACGCTTGCCTTTAGTTTTTAATGAATTGTAGAGCTTAGATGGGCTAATTTCGCCTGTAGAAAAGTCGGCAACATCCTCGACTTTGCGCATATTACCCCACTCTTTATTGGCTTGTTTGAGCAAAGCCACGTCTGCTTTATTGCCATAAAATTCTGCTGAATCGCTAAGACCTTTGTTTAATAAGTCTCGCAAGTCTCTAGCATAACCAGCAACGTCAGTATCTTTGCTGCCTGACAGTTTATCTAAGCGCTTTTTAAGGTTTTTATATTGCGCTGCATCTAAATGGCCACCGTTTTGCTCGGCCTTGGCAATAATATCGTTAATGTTCTTTTGAATAATTTGATGTTGCGAGTCATCTAAAGTATGCATGGCTTCATCGTTTAAATGTGACAAAGCAGACTTAAATTCTTTATCAACACCAATATTTACTCTAGTTGCAACATCGTCATAAACGTTACCAATTCTATCTTTAGCAGCAGTAATAACTTCAGGAGTAATATGCTCGGCATCTTCACCAAAGGTTTTAGCCACAGCCTTGTTATATGCTGCCTTTTGAGCGCCTGCAAAAGAAGCCTGTGCGCCTGCGGTAATTGGGTTATCAGATAAGAAAGCCTTAGCTCTTTCTAATACTTTTGAACCTGTAGCTTGGGCTGCGTCTAAGGGAATGCCAGCATCTTTTAATATTTGAACGGCTTTTTCACCAACTGGAGATAATTGTTTTGCAATAGGTTGTGCAATACGACCAATAGCTTTAACACCAGCCTCACCGCCTGCACCAGCAGCAGCGCCTCCAAGCATATTAAAGGCTCTGTTTTCACTTTCTAAAGTAGGCTGCACAGCGCCCATACCTGCGCCTGTCATAGCGGTTTTAGCAATAGTGCCACCTGGAAGCAAGAAAGCCTGTCCAAGCTCGCCAGCTACGTTTCCAGCCAAACCTGCGCCAGTTCCCAATATTTCTTCATTAGCTTTTCTTTGAGCCAATATTTCTTGTTGGCGGTTTGCAGCAACTTCTTTAGCTGAAGGAAATCCGAGCTTTTCACCAACCTTAGATACTTGTGGGAATTTCTCTTCAAAATATTGTGCTAATGGGTCTAATACTTGACCAACACCAGTTATGGTTGTTTGGCCTGAGGCTTTTAAACCTTTAGCAAATAACTCGGTATTTGACATAGGCTGGCCCTTTTCATTTAAAGGACGAGCTTTTTCTACTTCAGAAGCGTTGATTGGTTTAGAAACTTCAACCTCAGATGGATTGATTGGCTCATAGCCTGAAACTGTTACAGATGAATGACCTGTTTCAACTTGGCTTGGATCAATAGGAGGCAACTTCATGGATACCTTTTGCAGATATCCTTTAGTTTCAGAAGCTGGCGGTTCGCCACCAGCAACTACAGCTTGACCTGCTTTACTACCACCGTTGTAATGGGCCAAGGCAGCTTTAAAGCTACCGTATTGTTTTTGTAAATCAGATAAATATTGCGCTGCGCCATGAGCAGAACTTACAGGATCATTTACATCAACCCCATAAGCCTGAGCGGTGGATGGCATAAATTGAAACCGACCTTTAGCACCCTTGGGGCTTTCTGCCGTATCTTTTCCGCCACTTTCTACGGATTCGACAGCAGATAAAGCGCCTTCAGGAAGGCCGTATCTTTGCTCTAAAGAAGCATAAAGATTATCCATTATTTATATTCCCAAGACTTGCCACCATCATAGCTTACAACATCACGATCTTTGTATTTACCAAAAGTAGGATTGCCCTTTGGCTGAGTTTTTGCCTCTGGGCTTAAATATTTCTCTCTAATATGTTGTTGTGCTTCTGCAACATGGGTGTCAGGATTTAACTGTTTGTTTTTTGTTTTCTCTAGCAAAAATTGCTGTTCATCGTAAGCCATTTGATTTTGCTTATGAGCAAAGTCAAAGAAACGCTTTAATGCTCTTGGGTCGCTAGTGACATCAGGATTATTCTTAAGATAATCATTCATCATATTAGCTGTTGGGTTGCCTTGTAATTGACCAATACCGCTAGTGACGGCTTGCGCAATAAACTTGTTAAAAGATTGGGTTGCTGATAAATCACCGCCTGCAACCTTGTCTACCAAGTCTTGTGGAGCGCCAATAGCCTGTAATCTTTGAGCAATATCAGCATAAGCCCTAGCGCCTGCGCCTGGCCTAAATTGATTCATAAGTTGCTCTGCCTCGTTGATACGAGAATCCACCTGAATAGCACCGCCAACCCTACCAGTTAAGTCTTTTTGGTAATCGTTAAAATTAGCGACCCCTGGTGTTGTTGGAAGTAAATTCTGTGTTCCACCTTGAACGTTTGGTGCTGTAACTGTTCCTGCAGCCCTATTAGTTAAATAAGGTGTTCCTTGTGCGTTTGCATTAAATTGTGGCAATGCAGCAGCGTATTTCTCAGAGTTAGTAGCTAGGCTATTTCTAATTTTTGCTAACAAGCCTTTATAGCCTGCAACATCATTATTATTTAAATGCTCTTCAGCTTGTTGATAAAGAGTATCAATTGCAGGTGAATGACCAAAAGTAGAGGTCCACTGTTTAGTTGCAGATAACTCCTTTTTTAAGCCTTTAATATCATTGCTTTTATATGCCTCAGAGTTTTCTAATCCAGTAATAGCGCCACCAGCCATAGCGACTTGGTTTTGTAATAAGTCTAATTGGGACTTTTCAGATTGCGCTTTTGCCTGAGCAATTTCTGCTGGCATTGTTGCTGCTTGTTTTTGATAGGCCTGAACACCTCTAGCCATATTGACAATATCGCCTAAATTATTGCCATATTGCTGTGGCTTTACAGTTAAATCGGTATCAAAGTTATAACCTGCCATATTAAGCTCCTGCTGCGCTTTGGTTTTGACCTAATAAACTAGCCAATAATAAATTGTTTGCTACTCCTGTTGCGCCACCTGTTAATGCGCTGGCCACACCTGTTGTTCCTGCTGCCTGAGCTGCTGCACCTCCAACTCCAAGCTGACCTTGAGTTGTTGCAGCATTTTGAGCAAGGTTTCCTGTTTGTGTTTGTGAGGTTTGACCAATACCAGCAATACCTGCCAAAGTGTTATAAATATTTTGACGTTGAGTTTGATAATTTTGGAATGCGTTTTGATAGTTAGTTTGTGCCAAACCTTGAGTGTAGTTTTGCAGACCTTGTAAAGCATTACCTCCAACTCGACCACCTAATGCGTTTGCAGCGTTTAAATTGGCATTTTGCCCTTGCTGTAATTGGAAGGCATAGCCAGGTGACATATTGGCATTTAAATCACTTGCATTAAATTGATTGGTTAAATAACCTGTTCCTGTTCCTGCGCCTACTGCATTGCCGTTTGCATCGTATTGAACATAGTTTCCAGGCAACATAGAATTAATTTGATTTAATGCGCCATAGCCAGCAGTTCTATATGGTTGCTGTTGTTGATTTTGAATATTAAACATATTCGCAGTCAACTGTGATGCGTTGTTTGCAGCGTTAGCTTGAATTTGTGCAGCTTTATTAGAAGCGTTAGCACCCAATAAACTGCTTAATACGTTAGCGCCAGCAGTTACACCCAAAGCTGTGCCAAGACCGCCACCGCCAAGACTGCTTAATAATCCTGTGCCACCAGCTGCTGCGGTTGCTGGTGCAGCCAATCCTGCTGAAGTTCCAACTAAAGCACTTCCTGAGGCTGGAGCAAGTCCTGCGCTTGCATCAATAGCAGCAGTTGTAGGTGCTGTCAAAGAGCCTACAGTTCCGCCTGATGTAAGGCCTGTTGCGCCTGCACCACCAGTTAAACCTGTGCCACCAGCAACTCCTGTGTCGGTTGTTGCGCCTGCGACAGCAGCATTTGTAGATGGGGCTGTTCCCAAAGCTAAAGCAGATGGATCGCTTGCTACTTGAGAGGCTACTGTTGCAGGGTCTAAACCTGCTGCTGTAATAGCAGAATCTGATAATGTGCCTGAGTCGGCTGCTGCCAAAAGTGTAGGATCAGTAATGCCTGCTGCTAAGAGAGCAGCTCCACCGATTGTTGCCCAACCACCAGGAATTGCATTATTTACAGCAGAATCAACGCTTGCAAGACCGCCTAAAATACCGCCACCGCTACCATCTGTGCCAAGAACACTAGAAATTGGATCTGTTATTGCGCTTACAAAGCCCCCACCACCACCTCCAAAAGGGGTGCGTTTTAATTCCCAAGTCCAACCGCTATGCTTACTTTTAAACATGCTCATATAGTGTTCTCCACAAGGATATAACGCTCTTTGAATCCTACTTTTCGCCATAATCTAGCGATTGA